AATTATAACCACTCGGCAAGGTATATTGATAAGTTCCGTTTACCTTATTGTAATATTGAGTTCTAAATTCTTCGTTTATATCTTCGTATATCCCTGCTTCAATATCATTGATGCACTTAACTTTAAATGCATCTGAATAAGCGTTATTATATTCATCATCTAGGCTTTCGATAAATGTTTTAACAACTGTCATTTTATATCACCTCACAGTACATTATAGTAAGCGATTGCTTCACCAGAAGTCATAGTTATTGAACTCCAACTTCCATAATAAGCGTGTCCTGCAACCAATCCTGCAAGTGATGATAATTTAGGACCAGCAGATCCTGATACAAATGTTTCTGATGCAACTACTGCTGTTGTTTCACATGTTATCTTATAAATGTATTTCCCTACAGGTGGCATTATTGCTCCGACTCCAACAACTAATGTGTCATTGTCTTCGCCTGTTATAACCCACCCCGAACCAGTTATAGATGTTATTGTTTCAAATCCCAATAACCCCGTTACCGTTGCACTATCAGTAGGAGTAATTATTTCTGTAACTGCCGCTCCATCAGAGTCAGTTCCTACAACTGTGATTATTCCTAGTGTATCTAATGCCACCACTTTTGTATGAGTAACAGTTACAACGTGACTACCTTTAGGTTGAGCCGCTATTGTATATGCTCCTACTTTCATAGCTGTAGTAGTAACAAGATAATTTGGATCTACCGGAGTTATTGCATTAGTTCCATTAAGTAATCCTATTGCTTCAAGGCTAGTAACCTGTAGAGATCCTTTTCTTGAATAAAGATTTTCTACTTTGTTTGTTATTCTGCTTAATGCCGAAAGTAAACTCATATTCATAATCTTGTTCTCCTTCTTTAACTTATTTTTTCTTGTTCTTTTTAGCACACTGTGCATACCCAATAGGTTTTTCATGCACTTCACCACAATATTTACATATCTTTTTACCTACTGATTTTACTTTTGCCTTTACTATTGGTTCTACTACTGTCTTAACTTCTTTAACGATTTCTTCTTTAACGATTTCTTTCTTCTCTGGTATTAGTTCTTCTAACAGATCAATTATTCTGTTGAGTTGAACTTCCATTACTGTTACTGCGTTATATCTAGTCATCTTTTTCACCGTCTAGTACAAATCCTAAGTCTATTAATGCCATCAACGTTGACCCTTTAAGAATTATTTCTCCTAGTGATTCTATTTCTACTGGTGTAAATGTGACCTCAACCTCTATTATCGCTAGTTCCGAATACTCTTTATTGAACCCTTTTTTGTCTGTTAACTTGTATTCGTTGTTTTCTATAATCAGATTGCCTTGATCGTCTTTATCTCCATACTTATTAATAAGCAACTGTCTGCTTGCTTCAAACTCTTGTGATTCTGAAGCTAATTTCTTTAATGTCTTTCCAATCCAGTATGCCGTCTTTATTGGTAACTTCTCTTGTAATAGTTCGTTGACGCACTCTATTGCTTTTGGTAATTCCCCTAACTTCAATTCCATCACAAACCCCCCACGTGCTTTATAAAGGGGAGACTAGCTCCCCAATTTATTAGCTTCTGTTTGTTGCTGCGTTAGAACACATAATATAATATGGTGTTCCCGACGCGTCTATAATTCTTATTGAATGCGACATAGCTTGAGTAGTATGAGCAGCGAGTAATGTTCCGTTGGCTGCAACTGGTATTACGGCTAAGTGACTCATTCTAACCGCACCATCATCAGTGAATCTCATAAACCCATGAATTGATGGCATGGTGTTGCCTGTTGCAACATCCGATGCAACATGAAGCGCAGATAATGCGCCAACTAAAGTTCTAGAGGCTGCTGCTGCTCCAAGTGTCGCTCTAAGACCTGATCCTGAACCAGTCACGGTTGCTGCTGCGTTTATCTGCATTGTTGCATGAATACCGCTGGCATAACTATAACCAGTTCCAGTTACGATAGTATATGCTCTGATGCCATCACCGTATCCAGTAGCGGCTATTACTCCACCCAATGTATGTTTAAGATACATTCCACGACTGTCCCCACTTGTTGCTGTAGTAGTCGAGTATGCCGATATGAACTTTTTATCCGCTGTTGCTGAGGTCAACGGTACTGCACTCGTTCCAAGTGTCATGTTGCTGCTGGCGTCTATAACTTGAACCTCTGATCCTTTTTTGCCTACTGCATAGCCGTCCTCGATCGCTGAAAATCCTCTGTTATGTGTGTAACTCATTTAAAACATCTCCTTTCTAAGAGAAGGGGGATTTTACTCCCCCAGTTAAATTTTTATGCTAAGCTGGGTTACAGAAATACCCAAAATGCCAAACTGTCCACCCGAGGTCCCATCTGCCAACACTTTTCCACGAGATTTGCTCGCTATTAAAGTCACCAGCTGCCACTGCTCCGTCTCTCTCTATGTTGCGTGGATCCTTCTTCATAAACCAGTTAAGCCCCTGACCACCAAGCATGGTGTTTTTGTTTACTACGGCCCAAGTCTTACCAGTGATAAGTGGATGGATCATAAACGAGAACCCTTTGTAGACGTTGTCAGTGTTGTCTGCCGAGAATGCTTCTTTGTCAGAACCAAAAAGTTTCTTTAAGGTATCTTCCCAATAGTCTCCGGCAATTATCATATTACCATCAACAAGCATATCGTCACCACGATCGTTCTTCCAATGTCTCATTATTCTGCGGATAGATTCAATGTCTGCATAGTTCGGAGAGTAGGCAGTAGAAGTGTTGCTTTGAGCATCATCACCAGGTACTAAGTGATGTGCCGCACTGGCTAGAGTTGCTCCATCTGCACCAAGTACAGACGCTGTCCAAGCATCATTGAATGGTTTAGCGCTATCGAAGTTTATTGTGTTTAAAACACCTTCTGCTATTCTATTTACTTCGGTAGTAATGTTATCATATTCAGAATCATCAAACATGTCTTTCGGTATTTGAATACCAGTTGAATATTTGTATGCTCTGTATTGCTTTGAATAACCATATTTGAACTGGTCATACGCTACCGTTCCCTGCCAAGGTTGCATGCGCCCCATTGCTCCGGTCGTGTAATCTGTAAACTGTCCTGCTTTATTCTTTTTGAACTTATATAGACCTTTACTATAGTCTACGTTTGTCTGGAAATATGATTTCCAGCCCTTATTTACATTGCCTTCTAACGCAATAAATTCTGATTCAGTCATTATTAATCATCCTTTCTATCTTTATATTGTTTACGTTACTATTGCACCAGACTCAAATACAAAATACATATCCATTGTTTCAGGAGTCGAATACAAGTATCTCAATGTTGCCCCGCCGATTGCATCAAAGTCAGGATGCATAGCATCTGAACTAAGATCATAGCCAAGGTAATCGTCTGCATAGTTTCCAAGGCACACTTGATAAGTGTCTCCTGAGGCGAACGCTGCTGATTGAGTTGCAAATGTGAGAGTTCCGCCTGACCCTGTAGAATCCGTTATAGGTATAAGCTTTCCATTCAAGCTAGAGTCTGCTACACAATTTATTACTTTGATCATGCCGCCTATCCAAAAATCATCTGTAGTTGGTACCAAGCTGGAATCAACTATAGTGGTTACACTTCCCCCTGTTGCCGTGTATGTCTTTGAAGCGTGATATCTGTACACTGCGGTAGGAGAATAGTTAAGTTCTATTGAAGTTCCTGCGCTAGCTGCATGTGCAGCAGTTGCTACTCCTGTAACCCTATCATCAAAATCGGTAGGTCCAGGAAGAACTATAACTCCTGTTCCCTGCGTGAAACTTACTGGTTCTCCTCTTTCGATCACTGTTGCAGTAGGTATTAAAAATTTTCTTTTTAGTTCGTTTTTCTGACCATTAAGGTCGCCTGCATAAATAAATCCTGACATTATTAATCATCCTTTCTTTTTAAAGTATTGCTTCTTATACCGTGCTATCTCTTTAGGATCATTGCCAAAAGCCTCTGTCATTTCAAGTTCTCTCTTGCTCAACTCACGAGAAACGTCTATAGCTTCTCCCGATGATGCGTCTCCTGAAATAACTTTCCCTCTTTTAGAATTATCGTGAATGTCTGCGATAGCATTCTTTCTAGCTTTCGTTACAAGATCTTTTAGTTTTCCGCTTCTAGCGAATTTGCCAACAAGATGCTCATACATAAAATCAACCGTCAAACCATCATTCTGTGATACTTGTATCAACTTTTCAAGTTCCGGTTTAACTTCATCAAAGAACTTTTCATTCTTTAGAGCATCCATCTCTGAACTTCTTCTTGCTACTGCCAATGTTCTGTGAGATTCTTCCTGCGTTTGCCTTTGCATGTCTGCCATCTTTTTGAATGCAGGATTATTCATTATCAGCTGTTCGGCTTCTTCATCGGTGTAGTATCCGTCTTTGGTCAGGTCCTTTTTGAGAGCTTCTTTGCTGTCAACCAAATCTCGTTCTGCTGCTTTTGCTTTAAGTTCAGCGATTTCCTGTGTTTGCTTGCTTGTTTTTTCTAGGACGTAATCGTAATTCAATCCTTTTTGAGCAAGTATTTTTGCTTCTGCTTTACTTACTCTTTTCTTGTTTCCAAGAAAATCAAGTTCTTCATACTCTTCATCCGGTATTTCTTCGGCATCTGTGTCTGCCTCTTCTTCTTCTGTGTCAGAATCGGAATCATCGTTTGTGTCCAGTTCTTCCTCTTCTGTTTCTTCTGCTATCTCTTCTTCTGTAAGCTGCCCATCGTCTAGTGTCTCTTCTACTTCTTCGTTGATTTCATTTTGAACCATTCTTAAACCTTTGTTCTTCTCGGTGGGTGTCCCGATTGGTTTTGCCATTTTGTATCTCCTTAATATATATTTTCAAAAGGTGTATGGTGTCTACATCTAATGATTCCTAAATTGTTGCGTTATTGATATCTTTCTTTTTTACTTCCATCTCCTGTCCTGCCGCTGCTTGTTTCTGCATCTCTGCTAGTTCAGACAGTATCTCTTCCTTGCTTGGAAGCTTGCCTTCAATTATCGTTGTCCATAATGCGTTAGGGCCCATTGCCTTGCCGTATAATGCCATTGCCAATTGTTCAAAGTAATTGCGGCTTGAAGGTCTTTCATCGGTTATTCTAACAACTATGTCCATGTCCGGGATATAATCTTCCGTCCCTTCGTCTCTCTCATTCTCTCTCATTAAGTCCGTGTTCTTTATCTTTCCATACTTGGCTGCGGCTTTCGGGTCCATCGTGGCTATCATTTCAATCATTTCTATCATCTTCGGTAATCTTTGTCGAGGATCTTCTATCGCTACGATTTCCTTCATTCCTTTGTATATGAGTTTCTGGATTGCTCCGTTTTTATCGCCTCTAATTCTATATTCCCTTTCATCGGTATAGAACTGTGCTATCCTGTTGACTATCAGCTTAACTGTTTCAGTCAAGAAACCTTCTAGTATTTCAGTCTTTCCCTTTGCTCTAACATCCGCTCTTGCCCCAAGATCCTTAATAGAAGCATTAGGCACGTTTGCACCTGGACTTATCCCTTGCAATATCTGCGTGTTCTGCGAAGTAGTATCTATAGTCTTTTTCTTATTATCTTTCATCATTAAAAGGCTTTGAGGCGTTTGTGTTGCTTGTCTTTCGGTCATCCCTGACGGGTCATTTACCTCTTGCCAATATCCAGCTTTGAATCCATTTTGCATATATTCATCATGTTGCACCTTTGATATCGACCCCTTGCGATACCAGCCACCGCCTAGCCCTTCAACACATGCGGCTTCCATTTCGATTTCATCCAGCTTGTTGTATAAGACTTGTGGATTTAGAATATTTCTTATCTCTCCAAACCCATGAGGATTTCTTTTGTCTTTGTATAATACTCTATAAACAAAAGGATACAGCCCATCATCAAATATATATGGTATGTATTCCAAGAAAACCCCGTTCGCTTGATATGAGCAATGAACTCCTTTTAGAGTTCCCTTTGCTTTGTCTCTATATTCCTTTTCTTTATATGGTCTTTTGGCTTCCTTTGCTTCCTCTGCCTTTTCTAAAAATCTTTTCTTCCAATAATCGGGCATGAATCTTGGTGTACCCTTATGCCATTTTTCTAATATGTTAGCTTGATTTGGTTCGGCTCCTAGATCGGTTGTATCACCTTGTACCGTTTCTGAAAACTCATCGGTAACATATTTGCCGTTTTCTTCCCACACTTCTTTTATATAAGCTAACTTCTTAGGATATTTTCTGTGTATGAACTCGCACTCCTGCATTCGCTTTTCCAAGTTCTTTATTGCAGGATCGAAATATATTTCTTCGATGTCTTGTGCTATTACTCTTATTTCTCCTACCCATCTGTTAGGTCCGCTTCCACCTATGAAGTTCGGATCCCATAATACAGCAGCGACAAACGGTCCATACGATATGCCATTAAGCACTATCTCTTTCCATTCATCGTGAAAGTTGTTTCTATCTAAAACAAACGGAATAACATCTTTCAATGTCTCCGCCATCATATCATCTTCATCTTCTCTGCCCGATATCTCCGACTCTGGCGTTGATGTAGTCAACCCATCTACTATGTTCATTACTGTGGGCAATATAAAGTTGTTTACTGCATTTGGTCTTATTGTCTTATCCCTACGACTTCTAGGGGCAATAGAAGTATCCCACTGTCTTCCAATAAACCCTAAGTATTCATCATCCCAATTCTCTTCTGACTCTTGCCGAGTGCCACCCTCTGCGTTTATTTGTGAGGATCTAGCTTCGCTTACGTATGTCAGTTCATCTTCCGTATTGGGATTTTCTGCTATAACATCTTTTTCTTTTTTTAAAAACTTCAATCCATATCACCACCTAAAAGAAATTACGTGCGTCTTTATATTCACCATTATCTGTTTCCACTTGTTCTATTTCCTCGCTCATTTGGTTGTCTATTGTTTTGTCAACATCTATATGATCTTCTATAAAATCCTTGATGAACTCAAAGAATGACTTTCTGTCTTTCTCTACTGTTCCTTCGTTCTCTTGTTTTATTTTTTTGGTAGCTATGCCGCACCTGAACCCTAGATAGAATCCTGCGGTATTGATTAATAGAACTATAATTACAGCAAATATGCTCATATAATACCTGCTTTCTTGGTATGTGGTCTTAATGCTTGTTCCTAGTATCTGGTAACAATAAGACGTCATTACAAGTCTGACAATATCACATATATTTCCCTTTGTCAAGTGTTGGTTATAACCAATTTAGTATTTTAGGACATAAAAAAAGAAGTTGCACTGTGCTGGCAACTTCTCTCGTTTAGTAGTTTATCCTGTTATCCAGTTGCTAGCCTCTATTTCGTCATCGTCATCGTCATCATCTTCGTGTTCTTCTTCTGTGTTTTCTATCGATGTCCACATCTGTTCAGAACAGAAATAGGTTATAGCTGCCGTCATAACCAAGTCATCATTCTTTCCGGGATTGGCGGTTGGCTTTCTTGACTTGTCATAAGCAAACTCCATCATTTCATTTATCATTGCGATGTCGTTGAAAAGATTAGCCTCATCTCTTGCCATTGTTACAAGATTGTTTATAATTACCGGTCTTGTTTTTTGCGTTGTTTGGAATCCATACTTTTCTTGGACTGTTGTTTCAGCACTATCTATTACTTCTCTTTTATACATGTGCCAATACATCAGCTGTTGTAGTCTTAATATCGGTGCATAATCAAAGTTTGACTCTAACGCTATCAGTGCCTCGTTATATTTTATGCCCATGCAATAAGCCTGTTCTGCGTACTTATCCGCTGCAAGGTGTCCGTGTAATACCGCCATCTGTTCCCCTGTTGTATTGTCAATACAAAGCATCCCAAACTTATTAGACCCTTCTCCTGCTGTATCCCCACCGATAACATACGGATAACCTTTTCTTGGTGGTTTATATATTGTTATCAGTCCATTCCTGTTCGGCTCAAATGTTATGGATCTATGATCGATCATTCCTTCTTTGTTGACAACATACTGATACATACCTCTTTTGGGCGGATTTGTTTTATAAAACTCCATTATTTTTTGTAACCTTAAATCAAGAATTTGATTGTCAAAGACCGACTCACCAGAAGCAATAAAAGCTTCTTTTGGCGTAGACGGAAATTCCTGTTTGAATGCGTTTAGGCTGTTTCTGCTGACATTTTTTATTGTGAACCTTCTCCACGCCATTTGATCGTTGGTAAGGTTAAATGTACTTTTTATCTGAACTTCATTGCCCCATAACCCACTATCGAAGTCAGTAAGTTCAAATCCGTCATAAGGCATAGTTGCCCCAACATCTTCAAACCACGGAATGAATAGAGGAACATAATCATTCTTTTTTATTAACTTTCCGTTTTCGTGTATGTATTCGTTTGAATCGTCCCATAAGTCCTTGAAGTAGTTATATCCCCTTGCCGTACTTTCTATGATTATTATGCTGCCCGTTGGTATTGACGGCAGTAGAGAGGTCAGTGTTTTTTCTATATCCCCATTCCACTTGCCGAGTTCTGAAATATGCAAGTAATTTATTGTATAGCCACTACCGGCATTAACATTGCTTGACGTTTCGACAAGAAACTTGCTTTGCAGTCCTGGATTATTCTTATCTGATGTAGCTCTTTGAGGGTCGTACTTAGGATTTTCGAGAATAACACCTTTCCCCCTGCTTTCTCTTTTGAAAGGTTTCTTATCGGGCGGAAGATGTTGATAAAACTTATTTGCCATTTCATTTATGGTCGTAGCGGAATCATCATCATAGGATATAACCATTGCTATCTTGTTCTTCTCATGTAATATTCTTTTAAAGAAGTCTGCTTCTGCATAAGTTGAGAATCCTTGCTGCCTCGATTTTAAAATAATAATATAAAGAGTCTGCTTTTTGCCCGTATTATCCCACTTATCAATTATATCTTTTAGTTTTCTTTGAGACTCGTTTATTTCAAACGGAATCATAACAGAAGATCTTTTGTCTTTTATCTTAAAGTTCTTTTTAAAATATATCTCCGTGTCTTGTCTCTCTTTGAGTTCTAAGAATACTTCTTCAAGGCTTTGTGACTTTTCACTCATCGATTACCTCTGATCCTTCAATTTCTAGTGGTATCAGCGTTGGATCCTTTCGTATCATTTCCTGCAATACTTCTCTTGGCAGACAAGCTGGATCCTTTCTTATCATTTCCTTGACCATGTTTTCTAATTCTTCCGTGGTTGCGCTTCCCACGCTCACGTTCATATTCATGGTTTTCTTATTGATGTTTACTTCTTTAGTGTCCCTTTTCAGCCCCATGATCTCAGCACATAACTTTCTGTCTGCAAAGTTGCGCCTATCTGCCATTCCATATTTGTATGATGCGTCTAAAAGTTCAGCCTGTTTATCTTTAAAGTTTTCTAATACCAGATAACTTATTACAGCCTTAACTTCTGCCCTAGCTTTTATTTTATAAAATGTTTTCCAGTGAACGCCGACTACGTCAGCCCTCTCTTTGTTTGTTAATCCTCTATATTCCTTATCGATCAATACCAATATTACGGCAATCTCGTTACCGTTCATTGGCGTATACAGTGCCGGCGCACCATTAAGCATATACTCTAGTGAACCACGATCATTTAGTAATTGGTCGCAGCCAAGTTCTTCAGCATTGCCATCATATCTCATCGTCTTCTTCTCCTAACACTATTTTTACTAGTTCAAACAGATTGTCGCAGTCCATATCTTGCCATCTTAAAAATTCTGTATTGTACCCATAATTATGTAACAACATCACCATCTGCCCTATGTTCAAAAGAGGCAATGAATTTATGTTCTTCCTCCCTAGCGAGTATCTGTAAAGCTACGCTCAATCCGTTCGCAATGCCAGTGAGATAATCGTCCCGGTCATATCTAGGATCGTTTTCCAGTTCATTCTTTGTCATGGTTATACTCTTGATTTTGTCCGATAACATATTAAACTCCTTATTATTTCTTGATATCACAATATCAGTTTAAATCTATTTTGTCAAGTTCTGTATATTGGTTTGAAAAAAAGTTTATATTACCCCTTGACAATTCTTATCTTATGTTATATTATCATATTGAAAGGAAGTGATAATGTGAAATCAGTTAAAGCAGTAGAAACAGTAGAAGAAATTTCAAAAAGGTTTGGAGTTTCTAGAACAGCCGTGTATCATTGGATAGACGAAGGGCTTAAACACAATCGTGAAAAAGTAATAGGAAGAAAGGTGAGAATAATCATAGATCCTGCTGATGTTTATGCTTTCCACAGAGAAAAATCAATTAGAACTACTATTGCAAAAGATTCAATTAATTCAAAACTGGAGGATTAGTATGTCAGAACATTTAGTACCAGGTGGATATATTTTATTAAGCAGGAAGTTAATTGAAAGTGAGATAATGTCAAAACCGCCATTGTATTTAAAGGTTTGGGTTTGGTTATTGCTAAAAGCACAACATAGCCTATATAAAGGATTAGAAAGAGGCTCTTGCAAAACATCTATGCCACAGATAATCGAGGCAATGTCTTACAAGGTTGGATACAGAACAGAGAAACCAACTAAGCGAGAAATACAGAAGATAATAGAGTGGCTACGAAATCCGCACGAAGGTTCTACGACTGGTAACATGATGGTTACAACGAAGGTTACACAGGGATTTGTCTACAAGGTGCTAAACTACAACGTTTACCAAGACCCAAACAACTACGAAGGTTACAATGAAAAAGTAACGAAGGAACAACGAAGTGCCAACAACGGTTCTAATAATAACAAGAATGAAACAATAACGAACAAGCCTGATAAGAATGAAGTTAAAGAAGAATCCATACATAGTGAGGTAATCGGATATCTTAACATCATTCTCGATACCAAATTCAAAGCAACAGAAACTTGCAAGGGATTTATCAATGCTAGAGTAAAAGAAGGTGCAACTATTGAGGACTTTGAAAAAGTGATAGACAAAAAGCACAAAGACTGGAAAGGTACTACAATGGCAAAGTATTTAAGACCACAAACATTGTTTGGTACAAAGTTCGACAGTTACCTGAATGAAAAAGATGACGAACATGTAAAATCATTTTTTGAAATGTATGAAGACGATCAGAGAGAGGAGAAATTGTGAAACTGACAAAGACGACCACGAAAACGTACGAAATAAAACAGATTGTGTGGGAAAAGCCATCTTTTACATGGGGGAAGTTTAGGGATACAAGAAAAAGAAACGGAATGTCAGTATCGGCGTTTGAGAAATGTTTCTTCTGCAAACATACATTTGCGGAAGAAGAAGATATGTACATAGGAACGGTTTCAATCAAGGGGAACAGAATGTTTTGCATAGATTGTGCAAATAAATACAAAGAGGAAGAAGAGGAGAAATTATGAATTTTACAGAAGCTTGTAGGGAAATAATCATCAACGGCAAAGAATATATAAATGAAGTGGGGTCGAGGATATATCTCGTTTTGGGGAAAACTTGGTTCGATTATGAAATTAGACCAGGAATTAGGGTTCAAGAAACGACTATAAGTGGAAATCATATTGGGCAGAGATTTAGAGGTGATTTTTGCGAGGCGGTAGATTGGTCAAAAGTTCCAGTGGACACAAAGATGATATGGAAGGGTATGAATGGCGAAACGCACAAATGTTACTTTGCAGAATATGCAGAATACGCAGGGAAACTGCACATTAAATGGTTTCGTGACGGACAAACAAGTTTTTCATCAACGGGATTTGTTGATACCTGTTATGCAGAACGTTGTAGACTAGCAGAGGAAGGGGAATAAT